ATTGTGGGCGCTCTTGTTCAAGATTTCGGCGAAAGTATCAAGCCCCTTGCGGTTGACTAACTCGGCAAAGATTGGGCGCAATTTTTCGCCCACTACTCGCAAAGTATAACGACAATAATTTTTGTAGTTGATTTCTCGCGCTTTTGCTTCGTTGCTCGCGTGTTCGTAATCTTTGAAAAATTGCTCGTAATTCTCGCGCCATTTACTCGGCTCATTTTCGCGAGTGTTCAGCGCTTCGGTCTTTTCTTCTTCGGTCATATATTCGCCGTATGGGTTACCCCCTTGACTTTTAACATATAACCAGTAGTGCGCCTTATCTCTCGCAATTCGTGAGATTTTGGCGCTCTCGCGTGCTTTCTTTAAGAGTTGGGCGCACTTTTTGAAAAGTGGCTCGCACTCTTTGGCGATTTGTTCGGCTTTTTGTGTGTTTTCTTTGTTTAACATTCTTTTAATTTTCGCACTCTAAATATAAAATAATTTCGGCAACCCTTCGCCGTTTAGAGTGCTTTTCTCTCTTTCTTTGGTCGGTGGTGGGTTGCTTTTTTGGTGCGATTGTTTGCCGTGTTCTATTGCTTCTTTGCTATTCACACTTTCGCCCCCTTGTTAGTTATTCAAAAATAAACTTTTTCAAGGTATCAAATACAACTCGAGTTGAGTTCTCTTGGGTCTTTGTAAATAAAAACATTTTCGGTGTGTAAGTTTCGCGCAAGTATTGAAGCGCGTTAAAGTGTGTTAAATACTCTTTGAACGAGCGCGCCCCATAATCACACAAATAATTTTGTAAGTGTCGTAAAGCATACTCGCACGCCTCAAAATTGTAATAATCTTGTGGCGCTTTGGTGCTTTGTTCGGCTTTAATACAAATTAAAATGTTATTTTGAATTAAATTATTCATCTCTTTTTTAGTCATCTTTTTTGTTCTCTCTTTCTTTGGTTTTTTTGGGTTTGAAAGTATGAATAACAAAAAAGCAACAGCGCACGGCTTGAATGATTGATTAAGTTATCAAGGAACGGCGCGCCGTGTGTTATCTCTAACATATCAGCGCAAAGACATTATACACCCAGCGCCCACGCGATACAATAACAAATTAAAAATAGTTTCGTTATTCTTACTTTCTTTAATATAGTTAATGCTTATTTATTAGCAACTGCGAGCGCTGGCGCGTGCTTCTTCTCGTTTGGTTATAGATTACGGAATAAAACACACGCGCAATATAAATATAGTTAGTGCTTAATTAGTGAAATGATACACCATACACACGCGCAATAATTAGGGCTTAACACATAACCCACCCCCACCAAATACCCCCCACCAAATCGGCTGTTTTTGTGTTTCCTTGTTCTTGGCTTCGTTTTTGGTTGTTTTTGGTGGTTTTAGTGTCGCCGTAATGTAATCTTGATTTCATCATTGTAAAGTTAATACAAAGTATTAAAAGCAAAACACACAAAATACGGCATTTAATACGGCATTAAATCGCGTGAATTGGTGCGTTATGGAATGGGGCAAGGGGAATAGATGAACACGGCAAAACTTGGGGTGGTTTAGTCGTAAATTATCCTCCTTAAAAAATCGTTTGATACAAAACGGACATATAAACGCTTGACAAGTTCGTTATTGTGCGATAATATGGTTGTGTTCTTAAAAGGGAGGACGCGACGAAAATGGCGAAAGCGATAGGATATTTACGGGTAAGCACCAACGAGCAGGACGAGAAGTTTGGGAAGGTGGCGCAGAGAAATGCGATACGCGAATATGCGACGCAACACGGATACGAGATTGTGGCGTGGAACGAGGACACCATTAGCGGTGTTAGTGATGAGCGACCTGAATTGAACAAGATACTTTATGGCGACGATGTTGTGAACCCACCATTTGAAGCGGTTATCGTGTTCAAGAGTGATAGGTTGGCACGCGACACCAAACTTTATTTCTACTACCTCTACCTGCTTGAAAAGAAGGGTGTGAAGTTAATTAGTGTGGAAGAAGATTTTGGAGGCGATGAGGCGTTTGCGAACATTTATCGGTCAATGATGTTGTTCGTTGCCGAGCAAGAGAGAAAAAATATCGCCTTGCGAACATCACACGGACGCAAGATTAAAGCGTGTGCTGGCGGATATGCTGGTGGACGCGCCCCATACGGCTACGGCGTGAAGGACGGGCAACTTGTCATTGTGGAGAATGAAGCGCAACTTGTAAAAGAAATCTTTTCCTTGTATGATGATAATGTTTCCCAAACCGAAATTGCGAATTACTTTAATAGCAAGGGTTGGAAAACAAGACAAGGACACAATTGGTCGCAACCGTTAATTGTTCCAATCTTACGAAAACGCAAGTTTTATCAAGGTTATTACAAATACGGTAAGGACGCGACTTGGGTCAAAGGTGTTCATACACCAATCTTATAGCAAACGGGCTATATTAAAACGCATTAGGGCGTAATAAATCGGTAAATAGGTATCTTTGATACTATTACCCATTTATAGCGTCCTTTTTTTTATACCTAAACGGAGGTAATTTATGGATACATTTGACAAAATCATTTATTTAATAAAAAAGAACCCAAGTTCAATGACTTATTATGATGACGCGTTTTTATACATCAAAGGTCAATTTAATCGCGATAAACTGCTGGCGATGAAGCAAAGCAGGACGCTCAAAGAGGTGTGCGTAGGCGCATTAAATAGTCAAATACTATTAGATAACGAAAAAAAGAGTATAAGAGAACTTATATTTAAGATATTAGTATTAGAAACTCCATATAGTTTGGATAGTTATTTTCAAGCGTTAGAGTTTAACCGACCAATCAAAGAGCAATTTTATCGTCCGCGACGCAAACAACTTTTAGATGTTGTTCGTGCGCTTGAAGATTTAGTAATTTGGGACAAATTAGATGAATTATTTTTATCGTGTCCTCCGCGCGTTGGTAAACTTTTGGCTGATAGCACGCCAATTTTAACAACGGAAGGGTGGAAAAATCACGGCGATTTGAAAGTTGGCGACACAATCTTTGCGCCAAACGGAAAAACGACAAGAGTTTTGTTCGTCCACCCAAAAAATCATACAACACACACAGTTGTTATGACCGACGGAAGTGAGTTTAAGTGTCATTTTAGACACGAATGGAAGGTTTATGATAGAGGGTGGCAACAAGTTAGAACCATTGAAACCCAAGAAATAATGAAAAATAAGTTGTATAGCGGTGGTCGTTATCGTTTTCAATTGCTTCAAAATGAAATTATGGAAGGAACTCCACAAGATTTGCCTGTTCCTCCATATACTTTTGGCGCTTGGCTTGGCGACGGAACTAATCAACAACCAAAAATTACAGGCGACAAAAAAGATTATCCAATTATTGAGGCAATTCAAAAGGAAGGTTATGAAATTGCTCATACTTACGAACATAAAACAACAAAAGTTATGTCTTATGTTTTTAATGGTTTAAGACAAGATTTAAGAAAATTGGATATGTGTTTTGCTCATCATAGGGCAGAAAAACATATTCCATATCAATACCTTATAGCGCCTATTAAAGATAGATTAGAACTATTGGCTGGTTTATTAGATACTGACGGCTCGTTAAGAGCGAAAGAAAATAGATACAACTTTTCTACTTGCGATAGACAATTAGCCGAAGATGTTATTTCTCTTATTAGGACATTTGGTTGGAGAACATCAAAAACCATTTATAAGCCAAAGACATCTTCCAGCGGTGTTTGTGGAAGAAAAGAAACAATAGTCGTTTCGTTCAACCCAACAATTCATATTCCTTGTAAATTGGAAAGAAAACAACTTTGGACTTTCGCTAAACAAAGAAGGATTGCTATTAAAGAAATCAGGGAACAAACACCCGAAGAACAAGAGCAAGGAAATTGTATCACAGTTGAACGCGACGGAATGTATTTAGCGGGTCGCACATTAACGCCAACACACAATACGACACTTGTTTTATTCCTTATCACTTGGAAATTGGGCATTGACCCCGAAGCAAGCAACCTCTATGGCTCGTTTAGTGGTGGTGTTGCGAGCGCATTTTATAAAGGTGTAATGGAAATTATCCAAGATAACTATACATATAATTGGGCAAAAATCTTCCCAAACGCGAAGTTTGACCCAAAATCATATTGCAATAGTAAAGAAACTTATTTAGATGTGGGACGCGTGAAGCGTTATCACTCTTTTACTGCTCGTTCTATTGACGGCTCTCTTAACGGTGCGTGCGATTGTAGTGGTATTCTCATCGGCGACGACCTTGTTAGTGGTTATGAAGAAGCCGTTAATCAAATACGATTAGCAACTGTTTGGAGTAAAGTTGAAAACGACTTTACAACAAGAGCGAAAGAGAGCGCAAAGGTGCTTTGGATAGGCACTCGTTGGTCTATCAACGACCCAATTGGGCGTAGAATTAAGGTTTTAACCGAAGAACCAGCGTTTGCTACGCGTAGATATAAGATTATCAATAAGCCAGCATTGGACGAAAATGATAAGAGTAATTTTGAATACGACCATAATGTTGGTTTTTCAACTGTGTTTTATGAGCAAAAACGCGCTTCATTTGAAAATACGGGCGATATTGCTTCTTGGTCTGCTCAATTTATGGGCGAACCTATTGAAAGAAGTGGGCAACTATTTAGCGCCGACAGTTTAATGTATTTTAATGGGGAACTGCCTGCTGGAAAAACACCTTACAAGATTGTTGCGCCTTGCGATGTTGCGTGGGGCGGTGGCGACGCGGTTTCGTGTCCTGTAATGTATGTATATAAAGACCCTATTGGTTGGAATAACTATGATGTGTATGTGCCTGCGGTAGTGTTTGACTATGGCGACAAGAACAAAACGCAACCAAGAGTTGCTGATTTATGTATGAAATGGGGTATTCAACAACTCCAATTTGAACGAAATAGTCGTGGCGATGAGTATGGCGAAGATGTTAATGAAATACTGAAACAAAAAGGTTATTCAATCAACATTAGCGATAAACCAGCGCCTTCTACCATTTCAAAATGCGATAGAATTATCCAACATTCAAGCGACATCAAACTTCACTTCCATTTCTTGTCCGCGCCTTATCGCGATAAAGACTACAATATGTTTATGCAGAACTTATTAGGTTATAGCGCGAGTGGAGGCAACAAACAAAAGGACGACGCGCCTGATAGTTTGTCGCAAGGTTGTGATATGATTAAGCCAAATAACAACATTCAAGCCGAATATAGCGTTTTTCATAGACCTTTTTAATTGTCTTTGATATATCACGGACATTTCAATAACTTTTAATACCTTGTTTTCAAAGGTATTTTTTAGTGTGTAAAGGTCAAACGAAATGCAGTTAAACGGTAGAAAAATAATCACTTCAACGGTTGAAACCGTTAATGAAACAAACATTGTAAGTGTAATCAACGAAGCATTACCTTCTTTTGCGCTAAATCAAGCACAAATACAATACTTGTTTGCTTACTACAATGGTATTCAACCAATTTTAAGTCGTGAAAAAGTCTATCATAAAGAAATCAACAATAAAATTGTTGAAAACCACGCAAGAGAAATCGTTGCTTTCAAGGTTGGCTACCTCTTATGGAAGCCAATTGAATATGTTTCTCGTAAAGAGAACAACGAAGAAAACAAGATTGAAGCGCTTAACGACTATATGGTTCTTGAAGATAAAGTCGGCAAGGACAAAACAATCGCTAAACATCAATCAAT